ATCGTTCTTAATTGTTACATCATTGGTAGAACCTTGACCAGTTAGGATAAGACCTTCTGCTGATGTATAGCCAATATTAGCATCATCTCCAGCAGCGGTATCTACTGCTGTATTAACTCCCCTCATAGGAACTTTTGTTACCGACATATTCTATTTCCTTTATTCTGTATCGTCTACTTCTTCTGTGGTAGAAGTACCTGCTTCAACTTCATCCATCATACGAGCGTAATCCGTATTCATAAGATCGTGGGGAATGAACATATTAGTTCCTTCAGGCTGGTAAGATACAACTCCACTAATACCAGTTCTCTTCAGATATTTTGTCATAGTTCAGCACTCCATCGGAAATAACTACTCGCTCCCAACTCCCACCTTCCTGCATAACCAGCCGTAGCACCAGAAAGCACAAAAGATTCATAACCACTATCGCCATTGTAGGCGTTAGGAGTTCCGTATGAAGAGAACCTGTCGGCATTTGCTACGTAAACAATGTCGCTGCCAGCATCGCTGATTGTCATGGTTGGACTAGCTCTCATCGTCACTGGAAGTCTCCAGTATGCGTAACCTGCTGTGGCTGAATCACAAACAACCGTCCACGGCATAGCATTTTGACCTTCAATGGCTTGATAATAACGTCTACACTTATCTAAGGTCGTCCCGTAATCTTCATATGCAAACGATGTAGCCACTGAGCCAATTTCTAGCTGAACTCCAGCTAAAGACACATTATTTGAAGTATTATCCAATAGGTTTTGTTGGTTGCTAGTAGCAAAGTCTTCGCCCGATGCCCAAGCATTAGCAGAGACTTGAAAGTTACTGCCAGCGGTCAGAGCAAATGATACGATCATACCGCTTCCCGTATCGTTGTTGATTTTGTTTGACGTATTTGCCGAAAACGTGAGAGAAAAATATTCCCATGTATTGGTTGATGCGATTGTAAACTCTTTGACTTGATTGTAGCCGGTATCGGATAAGTAGAGACTGGCACAATGGATGCCGGTCTTTGGAGAACTAAACCAAAAGCTCAACGTAACCGCTTCAGCATTTGCAGTGCCGAACTTTAATCCCTGTAAGTTATGGCCTTCGATTGCCTGTGAAAGAGTATGTGCTTCTGTTGAAGCAACAGCGCCTTCAGCCGTCGTGCAATCAAGTTTGCAAGTGTATTCATGCCCATTCAAGTTCATATTCGTATCAGCAGTTTGTGTAGCTGTGACCCGTCCTTGTGGACTACCACGTTTTTGGACCTTCCACATATCACAGGCTGTTCTGTCACCATCCGCATTACCTACGGAAGTTTGGCTTGCACGTTGAGCTATGGCCATGCTTCCGTTGATCAGCAGATTTTTACCGCCACCGGGAATAGGATTACTTCCGAACCGGAATTGCTCCGTACCTCCTGCTGTAACACCTACGGTATCTGCCGCTGGAAAATATACACCAGTATTAAGATCACCAGTATTTGTAATTGATGGGGTTGTTACAGCACCATCAGCAAATGCAGCAGTAGTATCTTTAATTAGTAGTCCATCAATAGTAACACCTGAACCCGCCGTTGTTTCAGCAATAGTGTTAGCGGCAATAGTTGATCCACTTAATGCTGTTAGAGTATTAGCTGTCATCCTAAAATCATCAGCACCAGCAATACGTACATCAATCTGGTCATCAGTATCAGCAGTTATGGTTGTATCAGCATCAGCATCAAGAATTAAAGCTTGACCATTAAGGTCTGCACTTGCAAGCGTAGATGAAGGTGAAGCTCCAAAATAAGGCATTATGTTATCTCCATAACTGACAGTGCGACATCAGTTGCACCACTTCCTGTAACTGATAATGTATCCGTAGTTTCCATTACTACTTTATTACCGCCCATAAATTCTAATGTACTATTACCGGGAATAGGCGTAGATGTTATCAATTCAACATCTTGGTTAGTTTCATTATTAGCTCCTGCCCTATTAGCAGTATCTGTTCCAAGAGTAACGGTAGCTGTAATAGAACTGCTGGTAGTGTTACCTAACATTAATCCCAGTACAATTGTAGTAGTGCTACCTGCAACAGTGTAAATTACATCCGCTGATGTCACTCCTGCCTTAGTTATAACTTTAAATGTATTAGCCATATCAACCTTTCCTTTTTATCCTAAAGCAACTACTAAACCAACATCTACTAAATCTGCACCACCAACAGTAAGTGTTCCTGCTACTGCTACATTTGCACCAGTCATAGTTATAGCAGTTGTGTCAGAAGAACTAGATGTAATTCTTAGTTGACCACTATTGTTTTTAAGATTACCAAATTGTGTTCCACCATCTTTTAACTTGATATCTGCACCACCTGCATCAAGAACAATATCAGCAACTGAATCTAATGTGATATCTCCACTATTAGTTGATTGTACCGTTACTCCTGTATGCCCATCAATAGTAGTTGTACTGGCTTGAGAATCAATCGTTATAGTACCAGAAGTTGTTGTAAATGAAGAATCAGTATCACCGGCTGATACCTCATCAGCACAAACATCTGACAATGTAATATACGAATCAAGTTGATCCGCTGTAACATACTTAGTTGTTCCTGCGTCATCTATTAGAAACTTATCTGTTGAAGCTATAGTAATACTACTACCATCAGTAGCCCCATCAATCTGAATAGCAGCACCGCTAACTTTATCTGCTGTACTAATTGTGGCTAACTTGCTATCAGCGATTGATCCAGCCAGCATAGCATTCGTAACAGTTGCCCATGATACATCCGTACCATCTGATTGCAGTACTGTATTAGCAGAACCTACAGTTAGTGCAGCAGGATCACCTGAAGAATCACCGTAGATAAGTTTACCCCGTGCTAGTCCTGCCATCTTAGCAAGAGAGATAGCATTATTTGCTATAGTGACTGATCCAGAACCATTTACAGATGTTACATCACCTCCAAGAGCAATAGGATTAAAGTTAGTTCCATCACCAACCATAATATGTCCAGCAGTATTGGTATTCATCGTAATATCATCACCAGATACTGTAAGATCACCAGTAACAGTAAGATCAGTTGCAACAGTGACATTACCAGCAAAGGCTACTGTTGAATTTGCTACCGTAGCATTAGGCGTCATTGTCATATGCGTAACGTATGTACCGGCACTATTTAGATCATTACCAAATGTAATAACACCGCCATCTGCTACATTAATTTTCCATTCATCTCCAGCATCATCACCTTGATCTGCTTTAAGAACGATAGCTAATGGTGCGCCCTCTACATTTGCAGCAATTTCTAATGCGTCATTGGTTGCTTCATCATACTTTATAGTTATATTTGAATCTGTCCCTAAGATTAATGCCTCATTATCAATGAGCATTACATCATCAGAGAACTTAAATTGATCTTCATCTTCCATCCATGTTAGAAGACCATCATTACTTTCACCATCAAATGTAACAGCAATATCAGTACCGGCAGTAGCATCACCAATCGTAATTGCAGTACCTAATAGCTTTGTTACATCTCCACCTTCATTAGCAGTTCCATCATGTGAATGTCCTGTATCAGCAGTAAATGCTAAGACTAGTTGATCAAATTCATCTTCTGAATGAGAAGCCTGAATAACTTCTCCTGAAGCAATAGCACTTGCAGATTGTCTTGTGTATGTTGCGCCCATTATTCCCTCTTTTTAATGTCTGCCACCGGCAGTAAATTCTAGTTGAAATCCATTTAATACAAATGGAGATGATCCAGCATCTTCGTTTATTTTAAGAGCAACAGCAAATCCGCTGCCTTCTACGGATTGTCGTGTTAGTGGATTACCGCCTTCACCATAAACAGCTTGACCATAAGTACTTAAACGATTTCCATAAACAGCAGTAGCTGCTCCTTCACTAACTGTATAAGCATCAGGTTGTGGAGTATCTGATGAGTCGTAGTCGTATCTTAGTAGTAATCTTGCATCTACGGAACCTTCACTTCTATAGTTTGTAATAACCCGTTGCATACTTTTTCTTATTCCTGCATCGCCCATAATAAGGTCTGCTGAACGATAAATTGCTTCCATATTAGTCCCAGAAAAAGTAATTCCATTTTCTTGTTGATATACAAATCCATCATATGCACCATGAACTACAACTTCTATTTGTGATATATACTCTGAATCAGTAGAACTAGGTTTAATTCCTACAATATCTGACCATTGAAATCCAACTTGTCCTTGAGAACCTTCTTTAATTGTTCCTAAAATACCATATTGAGTTTTTTCAGTACCTGTTGCTACAGGATAAAATAGTCTATATTGTGATTTTTCACGAATAACAACTGAAGTAAGATTATCAAACTCTATCTCATCAATACGTTCTTGTATTACTTTACTCACTGTTCCTAATTCAACATCATCAATTCTTTCAGTA